AACACAGGTTTTGTATTAATGGCTCAATCAGCAGTGATAGATATCATTGGTGCAACAGCTACAACAAACGTAGGAATTATTCCTGCAAATTCACAAATTGTAGATGTAGTATTAAACGTTACAACTGTTTCTAACGATGGTGGAACTGCAACAGTTCAAGTTGGACATGCAGGTGATACTGATGAGTATTTACCAGCTACTAACGTAAAAGCTTTAGCTACAACTAGAGGCACTATACAAACTGATGGTACAGATATTGGTACATCAGACCAAACTGTAACTGCTACATTTACAGCAGCTAACGGTGATGGTACTACAGGTGCAGCTACTGTTACTGTTTTGTACATACAAAATAATAACTTAAGTTAATAAATAATTAGTGTGGGGCTTCGGCCCCACATAAATTTAACGGAGAATATTATGGCAGGCGGTGGATCTTTTTTAAGTGATCAAAAGTTTACAACATTAACAGCAGACGGTAATTTTAAAACTATCACTGGTGGAAGTACAAATTTAGGGCCATGTAGAGTGACTTATATACAAGCTCATGGTGGGTCTAATTGTTTAGTAAAATTATATGATGGAACTAGCACAGGTGGATCTTTAGAATTTCAAGCTAAATTTAGTTCTGAAGGACTTGATTTAATGGTCCCTGGTTCTGGTATAAGATTTAAAACAGGAGTTTATTTAGACTTAACTACAACAGACTCCGTAACAATAGGATATACAGGATAATGAAATCAGACGTAAGGGCAGTTAGAAAAACAGGAACAGGTTCTGTGTTTGCAGGAAGAACAAGATTAAGAGGAATTATTTTAGCTTCATCTGGTTCTGCAGGTTCGGTTACTTTACAAGATGGAAACTCAGTAACACAGTTTCAAGTGGACGTACCAGCAGGAGATGTATTTGCTTATAATCTTGCAGAAGACGGAATTGTATTTGAAAGCGGAATGACAGTTTCTGCTATCTCAAATGCAACTGTAACTGTTATTATAGATAAATAGGAGAGTAAATGGCTAACACTACTTCAGGTACAGCTACCTTTGAAAAAGGTTTTTCTATTTCTGATATTGTTGAAGAAGCCTATGAAAGAATAGGAATACAGGGTGTTTCTGGTTATCAATTAAAATCTGCAAGAAGATCATTAAATATTTTATTTCAAGAATGGGCAAACAGAGGTTTACATTATTGGGAAGTTGCAAACAATAGTATTACTTTAGTTGCAGATAAAGCTACCTACACTATGTTTAGATCAACAGCTGATGGTACTTCTGATGCAACTGCTGTTTATGGTGTAGATGATATATTAGAAGCGTCTTTTAGAAATTCATCTAATGTTGACACACCTCTTACAAAAATAAATAGATCAACATATCAAGCATTATCAAATAAAACCTCAACAGGTCAACCAACACAATATTTTGTTCAAAGATTTATAGATAAAATTACAGTTACTTTGTATCTAACTCCTGGAAGTTCAGAGGCAGGTAAATTTTTAAATTACTATTATGTAAAAAGAATTCAAGATGCAGGATCCTATACTAACGATGCAGATGTGCCTTATAGATTTGTTCCTTGTATGATTGCAGGTCTTGCATATTATTTATCAGTTAAATTTTCACCAGATAGAATGCAGATGTTAAAATTATTATATGAAGATGAATTAAACAGAGCTTTACAAGAAGATGGGTCTTCTTCTAGTTCTTATATAACACCAAAAACTTATTACCCAGGAACTTAATATGAATAAATACGTAGATTATACAAAGGCTGTAAGAGAATTAGGTTTACAACCTTTACGTATTGATGAATTTGAATCATTAACAGGTGCGTTGGATATGCAAGAAATAATTAAATTAACAGAACGAATGCAAAAAGCAGAAAAACCTTTAGGTAAAGATTAATGTCAAATTTAAGTAAAGGTAAATACGCAAAAGCAATATCAGATAGATCAGGTATGGAATTTCCATATAAAGAAATGGTTACAGAATGGAATGGATCATTTGTTCACATATCAGAATTCGAAGCAAAACATCCACAATTAGAACCTAAAAATCATGGTGGAGATGCACAAGGTTTACCACAAGCAAGACCAGCTAGAACAGAACCAGCTACACAAAATTTATTACCTAGTAATCCTTTTAGTTTAACAAGCGGATCTGCAAGTGTTACGGTTACTGAACCAAATCATGGTCGATCAAATAGTGATACTGTTAGATTTAGAAATGTAGAAGGTAGCCCTGGAGGACTAGCATTTACAGTGTTTGAAAATAGTTCAGGATTTAGTATAAGTAGTGTAACAACTAATACTTATGTATTTAGCTGTGGCTCTAGTGCTACAGTAACAGAAAAATCAGGAGGAGACTTTGTTACAGCAGGACCTGTAACTTTGTCAGCATAATATGGCATACACGTTAGCAAATTTACAAGATGATATAAGAAACTATACAGAAGTAGATAGCGGAGTTTTATCTAATACTATTTTAGATACTATAATTAAAAATGCAGAAAATAGAATTTACAGAGAGGCTGACTCTGATGATAATAGATTTTACGCTACTTCTTCTTTAGTTACAGGTAATAGATATGTAACTATTCCATCAGATTTAAGATTTATAAGATATGTTCAATTAAAAAATTCATCTGGAGATCAAGTGTTTTTAGAAAAAAGAGATACGTCTTTTATGGCTGAATACTACGATACTCCATCTACCCAATCTGGGTTTCCTAAATATTATGGAAATTGGGATGCAGAATTTTGGGTAGTAGCACCAACACCAGATTCAACTTATGAAATTACATTGGCTTATACAAAACAACCAATTAGTTTAACAGATACAGCTAATCCTTCTGCTGCTCCAGCAGCTACAAATGGAACTTTTGTATCTAATAAATATCAGGATTTACTTTTGTACGGATGTCTGGTAGAAGCATATGGATACTTGAAAGGTCCTGCAGATATGTTACAATACTATGAAGGATCTTTTAGAAGAGCTTTACAAACGTATTCGATTGAACAACAAGGTCGAAGACGCAGAGATGAATGGCAAGATGGAGCTATTAGAACACCTCTTAAATCTGAATCACCATCAAAATATTAAGGAGATAATATATGGCAAACGTAGTACCTTTTTCTTTTAAAGGAGAACTTCTTTCAGGTGTGCATAATTTTGCAAACGGTGGAAACTCTTTTAAAATAGCATTGTACACAGGATCAATTGCGTCTACGTATACAACATCTAGCACAGCAGTTTCTACTAACAATGAAGTTTCTTCTGGAGGTAGTTCAAACTACTCTAGAAAAGTTTTAGGTAGCCAAGCTGTTGTAGCAACAACTGCTACTTCGTCTGTAGATTTTGCAGACGTAACTTGGAGTAATGCAACTTTTAGTGCAACTTACGCAGCTATCTATAATGATACATCAAGTAATGATGCTTTAGTTGTAGTGTTAGATTTTGGCGGAACGAAGACAGCAACGAATGGTGACTTTACTATTTCGTTTCCTGATCCAAGTACACCATCGAATGCAATTATTAGTTTAACATCGTAAGGTTTTAAATGGCGTTTAAATTAAATGATAGGGTAAAAGAATCCAGTGCAACTACTGGTACAGGTACATTTACACTAGGTGGAGCAGTTTCAGGTTTTGAAACTTTTGCTGCTGGTATCGGTGGAGACAATACTACTTATTACTGTATCTTTGAAAATGGAACAAATAACTTTGAAGTTGGTTTTGGAACTTTAAATGGAGCAGCAAGCACACTTGCTAGAACTAATGTTATCTCCAGTTCTAATAGTGATGCTCTTGTGAATTTTACAGGTGCAACAGAAGTATTCTGTACAGTGCCTGGTGCAAAGATTAGTTTACCTAAACCAGAAGAGTATGGTTCTTCATCAGCGCCAAAAATAATCACAGTTAAAGTTGGAACTAAAACATCTGCTCACCCATATTCAGGTCAAGGATCTTCAAGTGCATATTTTCTTGACGGATTAGAATCACCTGCAATTACATTTTCAGGTGCAGATTCATCATACAAATATTACTATAGATTTGATCAATCTGATTCTAGTAACTCTGGACATCCGTTAAGATTTTATTTAGAAGCAGATAAGTCTACAGC